TAGCAGCTGCAGTAGTAACACAAATTGATAATGATGAAATTCCTATAGCTAAATTAGCAGAAGATGCAGTAACTGTTACTGCAGGAACAGGTTTAACAGGAGGAGGATCGATTACATTAGGTGGCTCAGCTACAGTAAATGTAATTGGAGGTACAGGTGTAACCGCAAATGCTAATGATGTTGCAATTGGGCAAGATGTAGCTACAACAGCTGACGTATTATTTAATCACATAACAGCCTCGGGTAATATAAGTTCAAGTGGTACTATAATATCAGAAAATGCATATCATAAAAAGATTTATGACGGAACTTCACCTACTGAAACTGATACTTTCATTGAGTTAGGTGGCGGCACAAATCAAATTGATTTATATTCAGCAAACAGAAAACAAATAAATGTAGGTTATTCAGCGGTGTATATAAATCCATCTCAGAATGACGTTGATATTAGATTGAGCGGAGACAATAACCTAAGTCTAATAGCAACAAATGCAGGAAATGATACTGTTGGAATAGGTGTTAGTGCTGCACAACAGACATCTAAACTACATGTAGGTGGAGATATGAGAGTTACTCATATCACAGCATCAGGTAATATAAGCTCAAGTGGAGTAGTAGCAGCAGCGACAATGTCCATTGGACATGGTCATGGAATAACCAATCCAGAACATGCATTACAAGTTAAAGGAAATATTTCAGCTAGCGCAATTGTGTTTGGTGCAACAGGTTCATTTGATGTAATAACAGGTGCTGGTGCAACACCCGGATTAGAAGTATTAGGGTTTATATCATCATCAGGAACAATTACCGCTGCAACAATGTCCATAGGACCAGGAGGAATCAATCCTGAACATGCTTTACAAGTTAAAGGTAATATATCTGCTAGTGGAACTATTTATGCAGAAGACCTTGTATTAACAGATGATTTAACAGTTACAGATGATTTGTCAGTAAGTGGAGATTTAAATATTGCTGCAGATTTAGTACATCTAGGCGATACAAATACTAAATTTACATTTGGAGCGGATGCAATAACTTTAACAGCTGGTGGAGCAAATGCAATCGTAATAGGTTCATCAGGTTTAACAACATTGACGGCAGGTGGAGATCTAGATATAGGTGCTCATCAATTAAGAGCAGAAACATTTCAATCAGATGTAGCAACAGGAACTGCACCATTTACAGTAGCATCAACTACAACAGTAACTAATTTAGAAGCAGCTACAGTTGCTACAATAGCAGGTTTAGCTCCAAATACAGCAACAACACAAGCAACTCAGGCAGCTATTACAACAGCAGCTAATTTAGTAGAAGTAGGAGACTTAGATGCCGGTTCGATAACTTCTGGATTTACATCAATCGATGTAGGAGGAGGAGCTATAACAACTACCGGAACAGGGTCATTTGGAAGAATACATTCATCTCAAATAAGTTCAAGTGGAACTGTTTCTAGTATAACAGGATCTTTCTATAATCTTAAAGGATCAGGGTCAGGAGTTACAGTACTTAAAGTAGAAGGTGATATAAGTGCAAGTCTAGGAAGTTCTAGAATATCAGCAGCGACTGCATCATTTGATACAGTTACAAATTGTACACAAATATTTAAGTTTCATTATCAAGCTACAGCAAATCATGCTTCAGAATTATATATTGATTTAGGATTTGTACTTGATTCTACCAGTGACGCCTATTATCATAAATTTCCAGTACCATATGATGGCCGTGTAAGAAGAATATCAGCAGCATGGTTGACATCAGGTAATGACCCAGGTGAAACATCAGTAAGAGTAAGAAAGGATGCAGGAGGAGATATGGATTTAGATGAATCAACTGATATAGTAGAAACAGTAACAATTGATACCGATGCATTAGAAACAACTCATTTTGATTTTTCTGCATCTTTTTCAAAAGGAGATTTATTGGCATTTACCGTACAACAAACAGCAACTGATAATAATGATATCACCGGATGCATTGTTATGGACTTTGATACATCATCATAATAATAGGAGAATAAAATGGCAGTAATAAGAAAACCAACATTAGCAGACAAAAAACAAAAGGCTTTATATGATAAATCAGATTCTGATAGTAAATTTTATGTAACTACTGCTAAAGAGACTATCATGTCTGCATCATTTGCTCGTGCTGATCATATTAATGATGATGCAATGCATAATATACATGGCCCTATTATGTATCAATTAAAATTGATGCAAGAAGAAATAAACGAATTACGAAGAGTTATTTCAAATGAAGTACCAACGACAAGTTCATTTGCTCCGGTATCATCATCATTTGCGACTTTATCTTCATCATATGCATCCACCTCACGTGGATTAGCTAATTTACCTACAAGTGCAACAGGATTATCATCTGGAGATTTATATGTTCTTGCTGAAAAAGATAAAACCAAAACCATAAAAATAAAATAATATGGCAACAATAACAGTAATAGAAGATATAGTTCAAAGTTCAGTAGTAAGTAGTACGGGAGTAGCTGATTGGGGCAACACAGTTGCATCTGATGATAGTCGTGCAACCTTTACTACTAGTGCCGGAACTAATGTTATTTTTGAATTGACGGCATTGACATATACTCCTACAGCTATATTAGAAGTACAAATACGACATGAAAGTCAAGCTCAGGCTGCAGCAACAGCTGTGATTCAAGTTCAAATGTTAGATGGTTCAAATACACAAATAAACACAGAGTTTACATCATTTGCCCAGACTACAGATCAAGTAGTAACTAATCTAACAACACATACTACTGTAGCAGATGGAAGTACAGCATTTTCGGCAAATGATATAGATACCTTAAGAGTAAAATTTACTTATATAACAGAAGCAGGAGCTGTAGGTGATGCATTAATAGATCATGCATTTGTTAGAGTTAAATATCAATACTTTGTCGAAGACCCATATCGGCCAGATCCGACTATAACAATAGCCGATGGTTATATGACACTTTCAGATGGCAAAATTACTCTTTAATCTAATTTCGTAACATATTTATATAAAAAGGGAACACTATGGCAAAACATATACCAATTTGGCCGGGCTCATCCTCATTTGCAAGCGGAATGACTCCATTCGGATTATATGATTCAGATTCAGATTTTGATTCAGATGCAGATAAAACTGCAGATTGGTGTGCCATACGATTAGGGTATCCTATAACAGATGTAGAATTAAATACCGGTTCATTTTATGCAGCATTTGAAGAAGCTGTTTCTGAATATGGAGCTCAAGTAAATACATTTAATATACGAGATAATTTAATTAATTTGTATGGCTCAAAGACCGGAAGTGGTACAGATTTAACACAAAAACATGTTACTCCAGGATATGGCGGTCTAGTAGGATTGTCAGAGGCATATGGTGTTGAAGGAGGTTCAGGTGGAGATGTGACATATTATACTGGATCATTGACAGTAACTAAAGATCAACAAGTTTATGATTTAACAGATTCATCAATTGTATCACTGGAATCGGGTTCAGTTGGAACTGATGCAATAGAAATAAAAAGAATTTATCATGAAGCGCCGCCAGCAATAGTAAAGTATTTTGATCCTTTTGTAGGAACAGGGTTAGGATCTCAACAAATGTTAGAGTCATTTGGATTTGGCGGAATGTCACCAGGAGTATCTTTTATGATGATGCCGATATATGCTGACATGTTACGATTACAGGCAATTGAATTTAATGATCAGATTAGAAAATCAGCATATTCATTTGAATTGCAAAATAATAGATTAAGACTTTTTCCTATTCCAAATGGTGCAAATTTTACAATTGTATATTTTTCATATATATTAGAAGAAGAAAGATTTAATCCTTTAAAGACAACGACACCAGATGGTCGTATATCAGATTATTCAAATATTCCATATCAGGAAATGAATTATAATAATATCAATGAAGTTGGTAAACAATGGATTAGAAGATATACATTGGCATTGGCAAAAGAAATGTTAGGATATATTCGTGGTAAATATGCATCAATGCCAATACCTAATTCTGAAGTAACATTAAATGGAGCAGACCTAATATCAGCCGCGCAGACTGAAAAGGAAGGCCTTATAACAGAACTTAAAGAAACACTTGATACATTGTCTAGGCAATCACAATTGGAAAGAAAGCAAGCAGAATCAGATGCCATGCAAGCAACATTTAATAAAATGCCACTTAAAATATATGTAGGGTAATAATATGGCACTATTTGGTTCAGCAAGAGATGCAAGTTTATTAAGACATATCAATAGAGAATTAATTTATAATCTTATTGATACTGAGATAGCATTCTACAAATTAAGTCTTGATGATACTCAAGCTAATATGTATGATGAAGCAGATAATAAAATTTATTACGCGCCTATGCGATTTAATTGTATCATACAAAAAGATGAAAAATCTTATACAGGCGATGATAGCGGATATGATTCGACAAGATCTGCAGTATTTGCATTTCATAGACCGGAATTAAAAGATAACAGTGTTGTAATAGAGGAAGGTGATATTATCGAATGGGATAATGAATTTTATGAAATAGATGGAGTAGGAGCATCACAATATTGGAGAGGTGTTAACCCAGATACAGATTTAGGATCAAATCTAACAGGTGGAAAAAATATCACCGGTGATGATGAAATTAGAGAAGAATTTGGACAATCAATATCAGTAGTATGTCAAGCACATGTTACCAGAAGAAATAGATTAAATATACAAGAAGTAAGATCAGGCGTTAATAGACCTAATAGTATACCGAAGAATTTATAATGGCTAAAAATAAATTAAATAAAACAAATTCATCATTTTCAAATGATAGAATTATTAATAGAGCTCATCAAGTACGACGTGATGATGATATTATTAAAACACCTAAATGTACTATAGAAGATGTAGATTGGGCAGTAATGTCTTATCTGCGTGATGTAATTAAACCAGTGATAATAGAAAATGATCAGACGATTGATATTCCTATTATGTGGTCGAGTGGAGAAAAATGGGCACAAGTACAAGCACGTGGATATATGAGAGATCGTAAAGGTAAAATTATGACTCCAATTATAAGTATTCGAAGAGGTACGATAACTGAAAGAGATCAATTAAAAAAATTAGACGTTAACGAAAATCCATCAGGTAATTCACAAGTGTTACAAAATAAATTTACTACAGTTAATAGATATGATAGATTTTCGTTAACACAGAATAGTAAACCTTTAAAAGAATATTACGTAACTGCAATACCAGAATTTGTAGATGTATCATATGAACTATTATTATGGTGTGAGTATACAGAACAATTAAATAAAGTAATAGAACAGATAATGCCAACAGGTGGATTTGCTTGGGGCACGACATGGAAGTTTCCAACTTTCATTCAAGATTATTCATTTGAAACTACTAATGCAACAGGAGAAGATAGAGTAGTTAGAGCTACATTGCCATTAACAACTAAGGCAACAATGTTAATGCCAGATGAATTACGTAGATCTACAATAGAAAAAAGATTCTCAGTTAAACGAGTTACCTTTAAAAATGAAGTATCTGCATTCGATGTCAATGTATCAGAAGGACCTATAGGCGGATGGGGATATCCATTAGATAACGAAAAGCCATTTAAAGACAAACCAGGTTTAGATGGATCACAACATGTTGAAGAAGAACAAGGTACAAAACCTACATCAACAATACGAACGATCAAAGGTATTAAAGATTTACAAAATGATAGGCCGCATGCGGATGACAGTATTTAATCAATGGTTTGATTGATCAAATGTATATTTATATAAGTAGATAATATTAACAAAAAGAAGAAAAAGTTATGGCAACAATAAAAAAGTTTACAACAGAAGAAATGGACCAAGTAAAAAAGTTACGAGATAAGAATCGTATAAAAATTCAAGAATTTGGCCAAATAGAAATGGAAATGGTATTGGCAAGACAACACTATGAAAATTTAATAGAAGAAAAGAAAAAGTTAGTAACAGAATATGAAAATATTCAGAAAGATGAAAAGGCTTTAGTCGACCAATTAAATAAAAAATATGGTTCGGGAACAGTAGATTTAGACAGTGGCGAATTTACTCCGTCAAAATGATTGTTTGACTAAAAGTTTTTATATTTATAAGAAAATAATAAAAGAGGAGCAACGTAATGGCTGAAAAAATAGTATCACCAGGTGTATTTACCAATGAGGTGGACCAATCCTTTTTACCCGCAGGTGTACAAGCAATAGGAGCAGCAGTAGTAGGACCAACAACAAAAGGTCCGGCTAATATTCCTACAATTGTATCATCATATGCAGAATATTCACAAATATTTGGTGGTAAATTTGAATCTGGCTCCGGAGCCTATAAAAATACATATAAATATTTAACAGATTATGCAGCACAAGAATATTTAAAATATTCAGATACATTGACTGTAGTAAGAATTTTAGCATCTGGATATGGCCCAGCTAATTCAACAGTATCGTCAAGTACTTCGACAGGGGCAACATATGCATCTGGAGCAATTGCATTAGTAAGTCATTCGGTAGGAGGCACTACAGATACATTTGGTAATAGACCAGATGATGAATTCCAAATTACAATAAATGGTGTAGAACATAGATTTATAACAGCTGATCCATATGGAGGAATTCCAATGGATATAAGTGCTAGTAACGGTGGACAAAATGGTGGTGTATTTTATTATGCAACAGGTTCAAAACTAACTGGTGGAGCAGCAGCAGCAGAAACACCAGCTCAGTTAGCAGTTAAAATTAATGCTGCTTTTTCAGTAGGTGTTACAAATGGAACAATATTAGCAGGGCAGTCTGTTAATGCATCCGGTTCAAAGTCACCATTAAATAGAAGTGCAATATTTATATCAGCATCTCATTCAGGAACATGGGCCAATACTATTTCAGTTGATACAGGTTCTGGAACAACATTTAGTAATGCATTGATTTCTAAAAATACAGGTGATGGAATTGCAATTGCTGATACAGTATTTACAACATTTGGAGGAGGTACAAATACAGCTGCTTCAGCAAATGCATTTATATTAGAAACATTGGCAGACGGACAAGATCAAAATAGTGTAGGACCACAAGCATCGAATAACTTATTAAGATCAGGTTCTACAAATAATTTAAGATGGGAAGTTAGTAGAAAGAACAATTCAAAAGGTACATTTGATTTATTAATTAGAAGAGGAAATGATACTTCTAATAGAAAGATGATACTTGAACAATTTAGTAATTTAACATTAGATCCTAATTCACCAAACTTTATTACCAGAGTGATAGGAGACCAAAAACAAACATTAAGAGATGGAGCAACAGCTGATCCATTCCTTCAAATGACTGGTTCTTATGCAAATAGATCTAGATATGTTAGAGTTAGAGAATCAGCATTGACATTGAATTATTTGGATGAAAATGGAAATATAAGATTAGGTTCATTATCAGGTAGTTTACCTACAGTGAGTTCAGGTTCATTTGCAAATGGATCGGATGGAAGTATTACGCATCCAAGAAAACATTATGATGAAATTACAGATGATAATACGCAAGGATTTAATTTGAGTGGTGCAACTACTGGATTAGATGCTTATACAGATGCAATTAATTTATTAAAGAATCAAGATGAGTATGATATTAACTTATTAACATTACCAGGATTATTTGATAATTTCACAAATCATGCTACCGTAGTAACAAAAGCATTAAATATGGTAGAAAATAGAGGTGATTGTTTCTTAATTATAGATCCAACCGAATATGCTTCATCAATATCACAAGTTACTGCAAAGGCAGATGCTAGAGATAGTAATTATGCAGCAGTTTATTGGCCATGGATAAAAATACCAGATCCAGATTTAGGAAAGAATGTTTGGGTACCACCATCAGTATGTATACCTAGTGTATATGCATTTAATGATAGAGTTTCTGCTCCATGGTTTGCACCTGCAGGTTTGAATAGAGGGGGAATTGATGTTGCAGTTCAAGCTGAAAGGAAATTGACTCATGCTAATAGAGATACTTTATATGATAGTAATGTTAATCCAATTGCAACTTTCCCGAATGCCGGTGTAACAGTATTTGGACAAAAAACATTACAGAAAAAGGCATCTGCATTAGATAGAGTAAATGTAAGAAGATTATTAATAGCAGCTAAGAAATTTATTGCAAGTACAACAAGATTCTTGGTATTTGAAAATAATACAGCAGCAACTAGAAATAGGTTCTTAAGTATAGTGAATCCATATTTTGAAAGTGTACAACAAAGACAAGGTTTATATGCATTTAAAGTAGTAATGGATGAAACAAATAATACACCAGACGTAATTGATAGGAATGAAATGAGAGGACAAATATTCCTTCAACCAGCAAAAACAGCTGAGTTCATTATAATTGATTTCAATGTGTTACCAACAGGTGCTGCTTTTCCTGAATAAAAATTGAAAAAGTAGATATTTATATATAAATAGGAGCAAAAAAGATGGCAGAATTACTTGACCCAACCGAAATATTCTATACGGCTTATGAGCCAAAGATGGCCAATAGGTTCATCATGTATATTGAAGGAATACCAGCATACCTTGTAAAGGCAGCTTCAAGACCTTCAATTGATCAAGGTGAAGTTATATTAGATCATATTAATGTTGAAAGAAAACTAAAAGGAAAATCTAGATGGCAAGATGTAACAGTAACATTATATGACCCAGTTGTTCCGTCAGGTGCACAGGCAGTTATGGAATGGGTAAGATTACACCATGAATCTGTAACAGGTAGAGATGGTTATAGTGATTTCTATAAGAAAGATTTAACTTTTAACACTTTAGGACCTGTAGGTGATAAGGTTGAGGAATGGACATTGAAAGGTGCATTTATATCAGCTGCAACATTTGGTGATATGGATTGGGCAACAGAAGACCCAGTTCAAATTGAATTAACAATCAAATATGATTATGCAATATTACAATTCTAATTAATATTTCGAAAGCATTAAAGAATCCTACCTTACGGTGGGATTTTTTACATTTATAGCATATTTATTATAAATACAAATAAAGTTATTAAAGGAGCAAAAATATGGCTGAAAAGGTTAATGATGATTATCCCGGTAATGCAAAACCAATGTCTGATGAGCAATTAAAAGCAATTGCTACAGCAGAATATCAAAAAAATGCAAATAATAAAGAACAAGAAGTTAAAATTTACGATTTTCCAACAGAAATAGTAGAATTACCTAGTAAGGGACTTATGTACCCAAAAGATAATCCTTTATCAAAAGGTACTATCGAAATGAAATATATGTCTGCAAAGGAAGAAGATATTTTAACTAATCAATCTTTCATCAAACAAGGTGTAGTATTAGATAAATTATTTAGAGCACTTATAGTTAGTACTATTGAATATAATGATTTATTACTATGTGATAAGAATGCAATCATGGTTGCAGCTAGAGTATTAGGATATGGAAAGGATTATGAAATAAAAATTCAAAGTCCAACATCCGGAGAAATAATAGAATATACAGTTGATTTAACTACATTAAAAGAAAATGAAATTGATTGGACAGTACACGTACAAGGAAAAAATACATTTGAGTTTACATTACCTCATTCAAAAAGGACAGTAACTTTAAAATTGATAACACAACGAGATCAAAATAAGATAGAAGCTGAAGCAAAAGGCCTTAAGAAGGTAAAAAAGACAGCTGGTGCAACTACATTATTAAAACATATGATTGTAGCAATTGATGGAGAAGAAGAACCTCAAAAAATAAGAAATTTCATAGATAAAGAATTATTAGCAATAGATTCTAGAGCAATTAGAATTTATTATAAATCAATCACACCAGATATAAACATGTCTGTTGAGGTACCGGATGGAGAATCCGGAGATACCTTTCGTCACCTCGTTAGCCCTGGATTGGACTTTTTTTGGCCTGATGCCGACATATAAAGTTATAAAGCAGGAACAGATATTTGATTTAGTATATCATAGTAAAGGTGGGTTCACATATAATGATGTATATGCAATGCCTGTATACCTACGTGTATTCTATATTAAAAAATTACAAAAAATATTTTCAGAACGAAATGAGGACCATGAAAAGGCAATGAGGCAAGCTCGTTCAAGATCTTCTTCAAAACCATCCAAATATCGATAATATCGATATTTATAAGAAAGGAGGTATCATATGTCTAATAAATTTGAAAAAGATGCATTATCGCAACTTAGTAATCTCGATGAAGGATTCTTTTCGAATCTTTTTAGGAGTTTATTTTCTACATCAAGTCACAAGAAAGCTATTAAGAAAGCTAAGAAGATAGCAAAAGAAGATCCGGAGTTAGCAACAGCATTATCTGACTTATCTTATACTACAAAAAATATTCGTAAGATGCTTAAAACATTATGTAAACGACATCCTGATCATAAAAATTGTCAATAATATAGGAGTTTCTAATGGCTAAAGACACATCTAAAAAACAAATGGCACAAATGAAGAGTGCAGAAGCTTTTGCAAAAAAGCAAGCAATCTCACAGGAAGCTTTAATTAAGGTACAAGAAAGAATTACTGAAGGACAATTTAAATATGTTACTGCAGTAAAAGAAGCACTTAAAGTAGAAGAAAAATTATTTCAACAAAAATCTAGCATAGTGCAGATTGAAAGGCAACTAATAGATTTGACCACCGCTGCTTTAAAACCAGCTCAAGCAATAAGAGATGCAGATAAAGAATCATTACGAGCTAATACTGATCAAGCTAAGCAATTAGCTAAACAAATAAAAATTAAACAAGCTCAAGGAAAATTATCGGCAGCCGATGCTAGCATGTTATTAGATGGTGCTAATAATATAGAAATGATGAATCAAAAAATATCACAGATACAAAATAATGGCGGACTTAGGTTGGCATTTTCCGCCGGCGCAGAAGCAGCTGAAAAGGCGCAGGGAGCAATAGATAGTATGTTTGCAGGACTACCAGGTGGTGATGCTTTAAAAAGTTTAATAGGTGCTGATAAAATTGGAGAATCTATTCAACAAGGTTTAGTAACTAATTTAAGTAAAGCAGGAACAAAGGGAGTTGGAGTATTTGGTAAATTAGGAGCAGCAGCTAGGGCATTCACAATGACATTAATGGCAAATCCGATATTGGCAATTATAGCAGCTGTTGTAATATTACTTATGATGATGAAAAAATTGGTTAGTTTATCTAATGATTTTGCAAGAGAATCTGCAAAAACAGCTGAAGCTCATGGAACATCTGTATTAGCATTACAACAAATGAAAATGGATGCGGCAGATGTAGCTTATAGTCATGGAAATATATTAGCAGATTCAAAAGATATATTAGCAGTACAAGGAGATGTAGCAAAAGAATTAGGAACATCATTTGCAGTATCAGCTGAGTTAGCATCTAATATAGCTGAAACAGGAAGAGCATTTGGATTTGGTGTAGAAGCAGCTGGAAAGTTTACTTCGGCATTAATGCAAAATGGAGTAGCTATTGGAGATACACATCAATTGTTACAAGATGTTGGAGGCGAATTATTAGGTACAGGTTTAAATGCAGGTGCGGTTATAGAAGATATGTCTGAAAATTCAAAAATGATTGGAAAACATTTTAAAGGCAATGTTAAACAATTTAAGAAAGCAGCAATTCAAGCAGCTAAAATGGGTGTAAGCTTAAAATCAATGGCAAGTGTTGCAGATGCATTATTAGATATAGAAGGTTCAATGACATCACAATTTGAATTCCAAGCAATGACTGGTAAACAACTTAATCTTGATCAAGCACGTCGATTAGCAATGGAAGGAGATTTAGCCGGAGCAACTGCATCAGTACTTGATCAAGTTGGAGGAATTCATGAACTTAATAAAATGGATTATTTTTCAAAGAAGAAATTAGCAGAAGCAACCGGAATGGAGGTTGATGAATTATATAAGGCTGCAAGAATGAAAGAAATGGGATTATCATTAGCTGAGAATGAATTAGCAATGCTTGAAAAACAAGGTATAACTGTAGAACAATTACATGCCATGGATTCAAAGGGAAGAGAGGCAGCACTTGCAAAAATGAATGATCAACGTCAGCAGGAAAAAAGTATGGGTATGATGAAAGAACAACTAATGAAATCATTAATACCGATTGGAGAATCCATTTCAAGTGTTCTATCAGAATTACTACCAATACTTGAAGCAGCAGTTCCAATAATTAAAATAATTGGTAAAGTATTAGGCTTTACATTTGGTGCAGTAATATCTCCTATAAAAGATATGCTTAAATTACTAAAAACGATAGGCTCATTCATGCATTCGACATTTGTCAAACCTATAGAAAATTTTATAGATTTGATATATTCCGGAATAGGATCAGCTGTTGAATGGATAAAATCTACATTTAATGGAGCAATGGATGTTGTAGGTGGTACATTAAAAGCTCCTTTCAATATGTTAATTGGTGCAATGAATATGATTCTCAAAGGACTTAACATGATAAATGTTACAATACCAAGTTGGGTTCCATTTATTGGAGGAAAATCATTAGGATTTAACATACCACAAGTTCCTTATCTAGAAAAAGGAGGTTCAGTAGGTGAAACGGGATTAGCAGTTGTACATAAAGGAGAAGTTGTAATACCAGAAGCTCAAAAAATACCTCAATTTGATTTACAACCTTTAGGAGCATCATTAGCAGAAATGAATGCAAAAACAGTTCCATTAGGAATAGCATTACCTGCAGCATTAGCCATGGCATTACCATTATTAACAGCGGCTATGACAACTGCAGTAATAGCAGGAAATACAGCAACAGCACTTATACCAAGACCAGTATTAATATTGAATCCTGTAATACCAACTCTTGAAACTAATCCAATGATAAATGCAGCTGCTGCATTAGAAGTTGCAACTTCCGGACTTAAAGCTTTATTTGGAAGCAATAAAAATTCAAATCAAGATATAATAAATGGTTTAGATCAAGTAGTAAATGCGATAGAAAATATTGATATAAATATGGATGGAGAAAAGATAGGATTTTTAACAAAAGTGAAGGATACATTTAGGAGAAAAAGATAATGGCATTAGTTGACTTAAAGTCAGATTTAGCATGGTACGGTAAACATCAACAATCCAATTTACTAAAAACCTCTACCGGTGGATATAAACCTAATGAAAATAGAGCAGATACTAAATATAAGATTAACAAAGATTTATCAGTATCTACCGATGTTAAAGGATTTGATAATGCAGGATTTTTTACAATTGGTCATACAAAAACATCAGGTAATTCATTTTTAATTGACGACGTTAGTTATTCACAGAGAGGATTTTCATCACGTAAAAATCAATTAGGAGATGGAACAAGACTTCCTATAAGTCCACAAGGTAATATTCATGATATGGTTCCATCTCGTTTAGGGTTTTATTCGCAAGCTAGATATGGAGATTTATATGGAGTTCGATATGGAACATCTGGACTTGCAGATACATATACAAACGATTCACCAATCGACGATATGTACAATAAATTTAAAGTACGTGAGGAAGCATTTAATCCATTTGGTGCTGACAAAAATAATGGCGAACCTTATATATTAAGAGGTATTCAAAGAAATGGGAAAACAGATCCACAATATTGGGGACTAGGAGAGGAATCTTCTTTGCAGGCAAGAATAGCAGTTGCAGGAACTGATATACCTCGAGGCGGAATGGTAGTGTATGCAGATAGATATGATACAGATCTACGACGTTTAAATAAATGGAGACAATCACCACATGGTAAAGCTTTTGTAGTTAAACAAGCTGCACTAAACATGTTTAATCCTTTACTTACTAAAGGATTGCCTAATATAGCAAAATCTGCGTTAGCATTAGGAATTGTAACTGCATATGAATCGGCACAAATTAAAAGTTTTGGGGGTCCATCAACAAATACTAATCGATTAGTTTTATTAAAAAGGGAATTACTAAATACAGTAACAGGTAGTCCAATTGGATTCAATGGAGGATTTGTAGGACAATTATCAAATATAGTAAGTGGTGGGTTTGATAATCCATTAGGAAATATTTTTTCGAGATCAACTAATTCGCAAGGAATATTACAAGATGGTAATATGCAAATGTTTTCATATAATACACCATATGCAGACTCAAAAAATAATGATCCTGGATCACATAGTGGTAAAGGAAGAAATGCAGCACTACTAATAGGAGGAGGACTTAAAAGTCAGCCAAATGAATATGCAACTACAAAAGGAAGGTCGGAAGGTAAAGAAGGATTTTGTACTAGTAAAAATTATAAAACATTGCCATGGTCTCAAATGCCTAATAGAGCAACTGCATGTAACCCAAAAATATGGGATTGGCTAACACAGTCAGATCGTGACCCAAATGCAAACAAAAAGAAATTAGCAAACATTGAGTACGATTCAGGAAAATATGTAAGGAATCCTATATATCCACATACTAGAAAAGAAGGTAAATTTGAAGGAGGAGGTGCTCCAAAAAAATCAGGACAACAATGGGATTACAAAGCTATAGCATATAGTGATATTCCTAAAACAACTCAAAAAGATAAACATAAATCACCGGGAGGAAGAGTCGAGCAAGGAGGATATAAAGGTCAAGGCGATTATATGAAACCAAAAGCGGCAAATCTAACAGCGACAGGGTATTCGCCATCTGGATTTAAATTGCGATGGGATGTCGATAAGGCATGGGATACAAATTACGGATCTGGTGATGGCATGGAACTAAAATTTGAAACAGAAGATGCAGGCGAAGTTAAGCTTAAAATTTTCCTAACAGGGTTATCAGAAGAACATGCTCCTAATTGGACCGGCGAAGCAGATCAAGGAAGGGCTGATCCTAGATATTTATATGACGGATATGAACGTACTGTTGCAGTATCATTTATAATTTCTCCAGATCGATCAGAAGATTTTGGGAAGGCATGGTCAGCCGTACAATCATTAGCACATATGACAATGCCAGTATATCCAGATAAAAAAGGATTTCATGGCCAAATATGTAAATTTACATTAGGAGCATCAGGCAAAGGATTGTTCTATCAATGTCCAGTACTTATATCTGGATTATCATATGATTGGGATCCAACTGAAGCCTCATGGGAAGTCGATGAATACATGTTGCCATTTAGAACAAGTGTTGATATGTCGTTAATAATATTAGGAAATCAGAAATCCGGAGAAGAAGGAGGAAGAATTCAATCAATTAAAGACTTCCAAGTGTATGGTAAAGATTTAAGTTCAGATGGCGGCGGCGGAGGTGCTGGCGGAGGTGGCGGCGGAGGAGCTGGAGGAGAAGGAGCTTCAGGACCTATAACAGGAATAGAATTAGATCCAATTGGTCCATCATTAGCACCGACACCAGGATCAGATATACCAACAGGAGCACCTCCAGGAAATACTCCCGGAGATGTTGCAAATATTATGACTAATACAAATCCTGAGACAGAGCCTTTAGATGCAGGACCTAACTCTAATACACAAATTATTCCTGAAAATATTAATGCATCAGGAGTAGATGGAGGAGAAGATGATATCTTTAAGATGTATTTCGCAAATGGAACACCAGTACCATTCGATAATGGAAATGCCTTTACAAATGGCTCCGGAGATATATTTACAACACCAGCCGGCATAGGAGATCAATTTCAAAATCTACCAGCTGAGCTAACTACTTTAGATAGTGCTCAAGGTACACAGCCAAATGCATTTCAACAAATAGGTGGATTTGGACCAGTATAAAATTAAATGGAGAATAATTAATGTCAATAAGAAGATATGAAGTTTCTAGAAAAACAGAATTAGATAAATTTGAAACATATAGATTTCCTGAAGTTAGTAAAAGGAATACTGATTATTATATATTTTCGCGTGAAGGCGATCGTTTAGACCTATTAGCAAATGAATTTTATAAAGACCCTAGATTATGGTGGGTTATAGCAGAGGCAAATAATTTAGGAAAAGGATCATTTGCTATAAAGCCTGGTTTGCAATTAAGAGTTCCATTTCCAGTTGAAGATATGTTTAGTAGATTAGAAGATGCAATAGAGGAAAGATAGTATGGGATTAAATTCAAATTTTTGGATGCGAAAAAGTGATGTCACGAAAGAAGATATATATGGCGATGATGATTACATTAAGAAACCAGAAGAAAAGGTTCGGCAAAATGCATATGTACAGATTATACCTGATAACGGTCCTAAGCTTCCTTTTGACAAAACTAAGTTAGATGAAGTATATACTCCAGATGATTCTAAAAGACCAATGCCGGTACTTGGTGATGTAGAAATTTCAATGAAAGGATTAGCCGGAACTTTACGACGTGTCAGAGCAGATTTTACATGTTTTAGTAAAGATCAATTCAACAAATTTGAACCAGGCATATTAGTTCCAGGATCAAAGATTACAGTAAAATGGGGATATGTTTCAGGCGGAAAAAAGACAGACGAAACATCTGCAAAGTTTGTAGTATTTAAGCCTTCATTTAAAATTACTAAAGAAAATTATTTTAAATGTTCTTTTGAAGGCATAGGACGTGCATCAGAATATGATATACTTGATATTAACGGACAACAAGGATTTCCAAGAAAGGAATTCAAAACAAATTATCAAGGAGGAGAAGAATTAACTAAAACAGCAAATTTATTTGATTATCTGCAATACCTAGTACAAAAAGAGACAAGTCAATTAGAAGGCAGTAAAGGATTCGATCCAAAAAATGGTGCATCGAAAGGAGGTTTAGAAGGCGGAGGTGAAAGGTCGGGAATAGCTGTACATACAGCACCTGAAAAATACGAACCACTACCGGGACAGGCAGCCGGAGGATGGTTTTCGTCAGATAAAATACAATATGTATCCTTAGCATTAATTGTAGCTTGTATTAATGAACGTGTATTAAGTCGAGGAGAAAAGGCATATAAAATTGAGTTCGATGATAAATATTCAGCAATAAAATATAATTATACAGAAGGTAAGATATGGAGTCCATCGCCATTCGAATTACTATTTCCATATTCAGAAGGCACTGTAGAAAATTCATATAATAAAGATGGAACGACAGGTAAAAGTTCAGATTGGGTAACATGTGATTCATTTGTACATAAAGGTTTTAAAATAGATGGTGCCGGAACTCATGGACACCCAGGTGGAATATTATTCTCAATGGATTTATTACGAACTATACAAGCTGAATTCGATAATGCAGCAAAAAGAGAAAAGACATCTACAGAAGATATAGGTTCAGATCGTGATGATGGAAGGATACAGTTATTACCATTCTTTAAAAGATTGTTTGGTGTTATAAGAGAAAACTCCGGAGGTTCATGGGATCTTGTAATGGAAAGGGAAGATTCGAAAGATGACCAAAAATCTAATAATATCAAAGAAATATTTATAGTAAATAGAAATTGTCCGATAGAAAAAGTACCAGAAGTTTTAACATTAGATCCTATATCAGGTAAAAATGGTGTACGAGAAATTAGTATTGTATCTGAAATTCCTAAAGAAATGCAAGCAAGAGCCATGGCTGGCGATGTGAAAGAACCTCAAGCAGAAACTTTTAAAGTAGGTGTACAAAATTCTCAAGATGAAGGACAGGCAGATGCAGCTGGCCCAGATCAAGAACCAGCACCAAGTTTAAAAGAAAACTTGAAAGAATTACGCGGAAGGTTGACAACAGATGAAATGTCTCAAGATGCAGTTTCAGCAGCAAGAGGTGCAATAAGAGACCTTATAAATGCAGAACCTAGAGCACAAGCACTTAAAGATGGAGAAGCATTAGATCCCAAAAATGTTCCATTTCCATTAAAATTTTCTGCTACTATGGATGGTGTCGATGGTTTTAGATTTGGTGATCTTATTAATTCATCATATCTTCCATGGAGATATAGAAAGACATCCGGACAACGTCCA